GAATTTGCTTTTGTTCCCAATCACATCGCTGAGTCTTTCTTTGCTAGTGTTTATCCTACTATTACTTCTGGTAAAAGCACGAAGGTAATAATGGTTTCTACCCCTCACGGGATGAATCATTTTTACAGATACTGGCATGATGCGGAACAAGGTAAAAACGAATATATTCCAACTGATGTTCATTGGTCGGAAGTTCCTGGTAGAGATGAAGTGTGGAAGGAACAAACAATTGCAAACACTTCAGAACAACAATTCAAGATTGAGTTTGAATGTGAGTTCTTAGGATCTGTTGATACTCTGATTGCACCAAGTAAACTAAGAGCACTTGTATATCAACAACCAAATACATCTAGTGCTGGATTTGATGTTTATGTAGATCCACAAAAAGATCATGATTATGTAATTACAGTTGATGTTGCAAGAGGTGTTGGAAAAGATTTCTCTGCATTTGTGGTGATTGATATTACTGACTTTCCACATGCAGTAGTTGCTAAGTATAGAAATAATGAAATAAAACCAATGCTCTTTCCCAATATCATTCATGAGATTGGTAAAAGATATAATAATGCTTTTATTTTATGTGAAGTAAATGATGTTGGTGATCAGGTTGCAGGGATTTTAAATTATGATCTAGAATATCAAAATCTTTTGATGTGTTCCATGAGAGGTAGAGCAGGTCAAGTTGTTGGACAAGGTTTTTCTGGAAAGAAAACTCAGATGGGTCTTAAGATGTCTAAAACTGTTAAGAAAGTGGGTTCTCTTAACTTAAAAACTTTGATTGAAGAAGATAAACTTTTAATGTGTGATTATGAAATAATGAATGAATTAACTACGTTCATTCAGAAAAGTAATTCATTTGAAGCAGAGGAAGGATGTAATGATGACCTAGCAATGTGTCTTGTAATATATGCATGGTTAGTTGCACAAGATTATTTTAAAGAACTCACTGATCAAGATGTTAGAAAAAGATTATACGAAGAACAAAAAAATCAAATAGAACAAGATATGTCACCATTTGGATTTATGTCCGATGGTTTGGATGATAGTAGTTTTGTTGATGCTGAGGGTGATTTATGGAAAGTTGATGAATATGGAGATCGATCATATATGTGGGAGTATATGTAAAGGTAACTTTTGATAAATAATTTCTAGATAACTGAGATTCGGGGAAAAACATGGCGACTCCACAATTGTCTCCTGGTGTATTGGTCAGAGAGGTTGACTTAACTGTCGGAAGAGCTGATAATGTACTAGATAACATAGGTGCAATTGCTGGTCCATTTTCAAAAGGACCTGTAAATGAACCTACAAATATAGCGACAGAGCAAGACTTAATAAGTGTGTTTGGAGAACCACTTGATCAAGATGCTCAATACGAGTATTGGATGAGTGCAGCATCATTTTTAACATATGGTGGTGTTTTAAGCGTAGTTAGATCTGGTGGAGCAGTCCTTTCAAACGCAAGTGCTGGAGTTGGAAATACAACTTTTGATGATTCATTAACTGGTAGCGGTAGAATTGATAATTACGACGATTATCTTACAAACCATCAAAGTGCGACGACATTTACATTTGCTGCAAAGAATCCTGGTTCTTGGGCAAACTTACTTAAGGTTTGTATAATTGATGATCAAGCAGACCAAATTCTTGGTATTAACACCACTGCTCTTGCAGGATTCGGTGCTACTGTTGGTGCTGCGGTCACTGCTTCTATTGGAGGATTTACCGTTGCTGGTGTAGGTACTGCTAATGCATTTACTGGTTTCTTAAAAGGTATTGTTACTGGAGTTAATACATCAACACAAGGAGAAAATAGCACAGTTGATGTTAAAATTGTTTCTCGTGTTCAAACAGTTGGTGGTGGATCCACTGAAACTGAAATTGATTACGCAGAGGGTAATGTTGGTGCAGCATTTACAACTGGATCAGTTGTATTCTTTAGTGGTGCAGAAGGATTATCCACCAACAATGCTGGTGCAGGAATGACTCTTAGTGAGTCCAACACTGGTAGTGGGACTGGAGTTCAAGATTGGTACAATCAACAAAATTTAGGTATTGATAATGCAACAATATCTTGGAAGTCATTAGCACCTAGACCAGTTACAAATAAATTCTCCCGTGATAGAAATAGCAGAAATGATGGTATTCACGTTGTTGTTGTAGATGATGATGGAAGAATTACTGGTATTAAAGGTAATGTAATTGAGAAGCATCTAAATCTATCTAAGGCAAAAGATGCAGTTTCTGCAGTTAACGCACCTGAAAGAATTTACTATAAAGACTTCCTAGCATTAAATTCACAAAACATTTATGCTGGACTTAATATTGGTGGATCTGCAAATACATCAACTAATGGAACTTCTAATCCAAGACCATCTGGATTCTCAACATCAGCATCCGCTAACGTTGGAACACCAATCACAGCTTCAGTAGGAACTTGGAGTCAGGATACTCAAGGAGTTACCTTTAACGTTGTTGGTAATGTTGGATATACCTTCCTTGGTGGTAATGATTACTCAACTGGAGGAACTTTAGTAAATGGTGCTGCACAAGATAATGCAGGATTTAGTGCTTCTCTTGGAGACTTGATGACTGCTTATGGTGAGTTTAGTAACAAAGATAAAGTTGCTGCTGATTATATAATCATGGGTCCTGGTTGCTCAACTAAAGCAGAATCACAAGCAAAAGCAAACAAATTAATTTCTATCGCAGAGGGTAGAAAGGATTGTGTTGCTTTCGTTGGACCACACAGAGCAGATGTTGTTGGATTGACTAACAGTGATACTCAAACAAATAATCTTATTGATTTCTTCAGTCCACTAAGTTCCTCATCATTCGCAGTATTTGATAGTGGTTACAAGTACACCTTTGATAGATTTAACAATCAATTCAGATTTATTCCAACAAACGCTGACGTTGCTGGACTGACATGCAGAACAGGTATTAACGCTTTCCCTTGGTTCTCACCTGCTGGACAACAAAGAGGTGTTCTTAATAATGCAATTAAACTTGCATACAATCCAGATAAAGCACAAAGAGATCTTTTATATCCACAAAGAGTAAACTCAATTATTACTCAACCTGGAACTGGAACAATTCTCTTTGGTGATAAAACAGCGTTAGCATTTGCTTCTGCCTTTGATAGAATTAACGTTCGCCGTTTATTCTTAACCATAGAACAAGCACTTGAAAGTGCTGCAGAGGCACAACTCTTTGAGTTAAATGACGAGTTGACGAGGGCAAACTTTAGAAATATTGTTGAACCTTTCTTACGTGATGTTCAGGCTAAGAGAGGACTCTTCGGATTCCTAGTTGTTTGTGATACCACAAATAACACCCCTGATGTTATAGACAATAATGAGTTCCGTGCGGACATCTTCCTGAAACCAACCAAGTCTATCAACTATGTAACTCTTACATTTGTTGCTACTAGAACTGGTGTTTCATTTGAAGAAGTAGCTGGTACAGTTTAACTTAACGATCTAAATACAAAACAGGAGGATTACTCAAAATGCCGTTAAGAACAATCTCACAATTCAAAACTGCTTTATCAGGTGGAGGTGTAAGACCTAATCTGTTTGAAGTAAGAATGGATGCTTCAAACTTATCATCCTTTATGGGTGGAGTCCCTGCAACTAATCTTGCATTTATGTGCAAAGCAGCAGCTTTACCAGCACAGAATGTAGCAGCAATCGACGTTCCATTTAGAGGTCGTAACTTTAAAGTTGCTGGCGACAGAACTATTGATAACTGGACTATCACAGTTATTAATGATGAGAATTTTGCAGTTAGAAATGCAATGGAAAGATGGTCACAATCCATCATCAATAATGCATTAAACCAAGGAGAGGTTAACCCCAATAACTATATGACCACTGCCGATGTCTTCCAATACAGTAGACAGAAAGGTGATGGTGATAATGTTGGAGTTTTAAAACAATACAGATTTGTTGATATTTTCCCAGTCACAGTTGGTGAGATCGCACTATCATACGATCAGGGAGATACTATTGAAGAATTTGATGTTGAGTTTGCTGTAAACAACATTGAATTGGTAGGATTACCTGAAGGTGGTGGTGATGTAGCTAGTGCTGCTCTTGGTGCTGCTGCCAGTTTAATATCTGGTGCAGAAGGTTAATATTTCGAGTATATTGGACTATACTAAATAATAATAGTCTAAAGATACTCAGAATAAATCATGGCTCGACTGTTTGGGTTCTCAATTGAGGACAGTGATAATTTACCTAAAGACGCAGTTTCCCCCGTTACGCCAAATGATGCGGACGGGGTAGAGCATTATCTGACTAGTGGATTTTTCGGATCCTATGTTGATATTGAGGGTGTTTATAAAACAGAATTTGAATTAATTAAAAGATATCGTGAGATGGCATTACATCCCGAAGCGGATAGTGCTATTGAAGATATTGTGAATGAAGCAATTGTTGCTGATAGTAATGATTCACCTGTTGAAATTGAATTATCAAATTTAAATGCTAGTGATGGTATCAAAAAGAAACTCAGAGATGAGTTCAAGTATATAAAACAACTACTTGATTTTGATGCTAAAGCACATGAAATATACCGTAACTGGTATATTGATGGTAGAGTTTATTACCATAAAGTGATTGATTTAAAAAATCCACAGAATGGTATTGAAGAATTGCGTTATATTGACGCAATGAAAATGCGTTATGTTCGTAAACAACAAAAAAGTAGTGATGATAAGTACAAACAATTTGTACCCAAAAGCGATAATCCTGAAGATTTTGAGTATCCAAAATTAGACGAGTTTTTCATCTACAATCCAAAAGCAAGTTATCCTGTGGGTAATCCTGCTGCTATGGGTGGTATGGGTGGAATAAAAATGACCAGAGATTCAGTTGCATATTGCACATCTGGTCTGGTTGATAGAAACAAAGGAACAGTATTGTCTTATCTCCATAAGGCAATTAAATCTTTGAATCAACTTAGAATGATTGAGGATAGTCTAGTCATCTATAGATTATCTCGTGCCCCAGAAAGAAGAATATTTTATATTGATGTGGGCAATCTCCCAAAAGTAAAAGCAGAACAATATCTCAGAGATGTAATGATGAGATATCGTAACAAACTTGTATACGACGCTTCTACAGGAGAGGTTCGAGATGACAAAAAGTACATGGCAATGCTTGAGGATTTCTGGCTCCCTAGAAGGGAAGGAGGTCGTGGCACTGAAATTTCTACTCTTCCAGGAGGTCAAAACCTTGGAGAGATCACGGATATTGAGTACTTCAAAAAGAAATTATATAGGTCGCTCAATGTACCCCCATCAAGAATGGAGGGAGACGGAGGATTCAATCTGGGAAGATCTTCAGAGATATTAAGAGATGAAGTCAAATTCAGTAAATTTGTTAGTCGTCTGAGAAAAAGATTCTCTAC